TAGGAACACCTGCTGTTGCGCGTGGTTTCCATAACTCTATTATAACTACATTACTATCAGAAGTAATTGACTGATGTTGAAACTGACCTTCAAAATGAATACCTGTTAGTTTAATTGAATTTCCTGTACGCTGATTTCTATCTGATCCCTTTCCAATAAAAGAAGGAGTTACATCAAATATATTTGCGCCTCCACCTAAACCATTAACTTGACCTGATACTAAATCATAACTTGTATTTGCGAATTTCTTCTCAACGTTTATAAGTCTCTTTACCATGGCGACATCTCTGACCAATTTTCCCAAACGGAAATTACCTTTCTTACTAACATAACGCCTCTTAGCATACTTAACACCTTTCTTAACAACACGACGAACAATACGACCTGCCCTTTTTCTAAATCCCAATTTTGGCATTTATATATTTAATTAAGAAAAAAACTTAAAAAAATAATATTTCCTAAATAATATGGACCCTTCGGCAAATTTAGAGATTTTAGAGACTTCAGAATTGAGTAATATTATTGATATCAATTCTGAAGTCAAAAAACAAAGCACTCAGTTAATGAACTGGTTTTTTACATTTAATAACTATACATTAGCTGACATAGAGATTTTAGAGACGTTTTTCAAACAATTATGTTTTAAATATTGTTTTCAACAAGAAATAGCACCATCAACTGGAACACCACATTTACAAGGAATAATATCATTAAAAAAAAGAGCAAGATGGAGCGAATTCGGATTACCAAAAAAAATAAGCTGGTTTAAACCAAGAAATGTTACACATTGTTATCTATACTGTAGTGACATAAGAAAACGAGACCCTGAAGGTAAAGTTTTTTATATGAATTTCACTCCAAAAACAGGAAATCTTAAATTAATAAATCCAACTAAATGGTGGCAAATTGAAATACTAAATATCATTACAGAAGAACCTGATGAACGTAAAGTTTACTGGTATTGGTCTAATAAAGGCGGAATTGGTAAATCACAATTTTGTAAATATTTATTAGTTAAAAATGATTGTGTTTTTATAGACGAAGGTAAAAAAGCTGATATAATGCACTGCGTAATGAGTCACAATATGGATCTAAAAAATATAGTTATCTTTGACGTGCCTAGAGACAATGGAAATAAAGTATCATACAAAAGTATAGAAAGTATTAAAAATGGCATGATATTCTCATCTAAATATGAAAGCGGTTATAAAATATTTAATTCTCCTCATTTGTTCGTATTTGCTAATGTTGAACCTGACTACAGTTGTCTTAGTGACGATAGATGGGTTGTTAAAAATATTGACGAATAATATAATGTTATATTTTACTTATAATATTATATACTTATAGACATATTGTAAACCGGCAATCCGTGCCGTGGCGCGGTTGCCTTGACTGACGACGCAAGTAGCGTCGTCTTTACAGTCATTTACACATTCTATAACCGGACATCTTAATGTCCGGTTATAACCTGCTTGGGCCAAAAATAGGTTATTAATTTCTTTATTATCTTAAAAATGGCATAGCTACGCTTGTAGTTTCAACGTATTTAACGTTAGGCTTACCCTTATATGTCAGGACCTTTACTTTTTACTTTTAAAAACAATATTCAACTTTAAATTCAAACGGTGATAAACAGAAGTTACTGGCGCACCCATGGCGTTGGCCTTTTACCCTCTAATTATCCCAATTAAAAATAAATAATTATCTTTAAGTGGGTTTTTTAATATATATATTAATTATCAACATAATAACTTATTTGAGCTATCCTTGTCTTTAAACCTGTATTAGTAGCTGTATGTGACAAATCAGGATCAGTAGCATTTGTAGTTCCACTCGAATTACCACTAGCACATCTTATTGTCATAAATATCTGACCACCAATTAAAGTATTATCATCTTTCCAACGTAAATGATGGTTTAACTTAACCCCCATTCTAAAATTAATAGTTCTATTAATATTAACATTTGTCAAATCACCGGGTATCTTAACCACCAAATATCTCAAACGATAATAGTCATGATAATAATCTGAATTACGACGACTTTGAAAATCTATCTGATTTATAAAAGGGTTTGTATTAAATAACTCTTCACCTGTTGAAGATAAACTCATAGGAACACCTGCTGTTGCGCGTGGTTTCCATAACTCTATTATAACTACATTACTATCAGAAGTAATTGACTGATGTTGAAACTGACCTTCAAAATGAATACCTGTTAGTTTAATTGAATTTCCTGT